ATGTCTCATACCTTGATGAAGAAGAGAATTTTGGCTGGCGGTATAAAGCATACGCATTTATCTGGAAGATTACTTGGCCTGTATATTGGCGATTTGGTACATTCTATGAATGGAGCTTTGACATGAGCGGGGATGGCTGGAATGACTATGATGAGAATGGTGTCCCATATTGGGAAAAGGCAGGATTTGTAGATCCAGATTATGAACAGCCATGGGACTTTATAGATGGCGATGGAGATGCATTTAGGATCATTCGTAAATGAAAATAGCTTTTGGTATACTACTATTCTTGTTTCTTTTTTTGAACTACATGGCTTGGCTACAATCACAGAATTGGGGCTAATATGTGGGAATATGCTTTAACGGCGGAAGAAGAAGCAATTTGTGTTGAGGTAGGATATCAGAGACAGAAGCCATATTTTGGCGATCCATCTAAGAATATAAATTATGCTGAAGGTGATCTCTGGGAGCTATGGCAACATGTTGTATGTGCAGGAAGCGAATTAGCCTTCGCCAGAATGATGGGTAATAAAGAGTTCGTACCCCACTTTAATAAGTGGAAGACTGAACAGGATATCCCAGGAGTAGGCGAGATTCGATATGCATTTAAGGATTCATCTGGCTTGAGATTTACCACCAGAGATAATCCAGATCTAAGATATGTTTTACTTACAGATGGATTATCTGTAAAAAGGCGGGTAGAAAAAGGGGAAGTCTATAGAAGTCATCCCTATAAAGCAGTAGGTTGGATATTTGGGCGGGATGCTATGAAACCCGAATGGCAATCTCAATATAAGAATAAGTCTTGGTATGTTCCGAGATCTTCTTTAAATCCCATGCCAAATAGGAAGGTTTAAAATGTTATTTCATAAGCACTTATTGGTTAATGCTAAAGTAACCAATCCAATGAATACCGAAGAACAAGGTATTGAATTTCTTAAATTTCTAGTCGACCAGATTGATATGAAGATTATCAAAGGTCCATTTGCATCCTATGTGGATGCTGAAGGCAATAAGGGTCTAACCGCAATCGTTATGATCGAAACTAGCCATATTGCATTTCATATCTGGGATGAGCCTAATCCAGGCTTGCTCCAATTTGATCTCTATACATGCGGAAGCTTAGACCTAGATAAAGCCATCTCAATCCTCAAGTCATACTTTAGGGTTGAAGAGATGGATTATGTTCTATTTGATCGTGAGAATGGATTTGTTGTAGAGAAAAAAGGGCGGGAAGCCAAAGACTCCCAATTACAAGATACACTATGGGAAACACAACAATCATTTGAAGAATAAAGACCAAGATACAGAAGATAAATCCAAAGCTGGATATAATACAGGCAAATGGTCAGATGATGACGATTATAGCCTCATAACTCCATTCTTTGGACCAAGTAGATAACTTATCCCTCCCCCCTCCTTTTTGTCTCCTTATAGGCCTTTCTAAGGCCTTTATATGTGGAGTAAAGTGGAGTATTGTGGAGAGAAATGGTTATTAAATTACTATCAATTATTACTAATTATTATATATAGATATATACATGTAATTGAACCTTATCCACAGATGCGACGTAATGTTGTGGATAAACTTGTGGATAACTTCCACATATGCAAATTTTCCACGATTTGTCAATAGCTCTCGTAAATGGCATATTTGGCCCATATTGTCAACATTTCCAGGATATAAATATGCTCCCGTAAACGGGTAAATTTGCCCACATTTAGATCACATTTTGTTATATTCTATATACATTTAATTAGATTCTATTTCATTTAGATCAGAATTTCCAGGATTTTTTGTAGCTTGTCGTAAATGAGAAATATGGCCCTCAATTTGAACATGAAAAAACCCAAATCGGAATGCGTATGCATACCAACTTGGGTTTAGTTTGTTTCTATTTAGGGCAGTTTGATATGATTGAAGTTATTTGCTTCTTTGATTCTATCTATGATTTGGTCTAGTTTATATGCTATAGCAAGACCTTCGGATATTTCTTGGTGTCCCGCCTTCGCTTCATAGATACGAGCATTCTTCTCGATAATCCAGCACACCACCTCCATTACCCTGTCGATAGTCCAGTTTGGTTGCTGGCTAAGGTAATAACCCAGCGTTGCTGGGTTGAAGAAATGGTCTTCTACTGAATTGGCTAGAAGTTCTCCCACCTTGATTTCTTTACTTGCCATTTGTCCGCCTTTCGTATTGTGAACCTTGAATTATATCAGAAGGGGCTGACTTTCGCCAGCCCCCGTCTCATGATCTGAGATTACTTTTGAGCTGTCTTGACTTCAGCGGAGAACTTAATTCCATTCTTTTCCGCCTCAGACAACGCCTGCTTAGCTGCAGCTGAGAAACGGCCACGGCGGCCAACAGTAATTCCCTTGCTTGCTAGATATTCACGCTTTGTTGTCATTATATGGATCCTTTCTATGATCGATATTTATTATATCGGATATTCACGAATTTGTAAATACCCTCGTAACCTGGATTATTTGCCCTCAATTACAATTCCTGTTTCCATTGATGGCCATTCATCCTCTATATCTTTATTTAGTTGTATGTCTACGAGCTCCACCTCAATTGGTTCAATTACATCATCTGTCTCCAATTGAGACCACTTGTGGGTCTCTAACTCTGCTGCAATGTCGTATGCCTGGTCCGCATTTGCTGCATCTACGTGCACAGCATAATCGGACATCTTACGACCAATTACTTTAAATGTCTGCAAGTAATTCCCTCATTTCCCATTCTGCATATGTACGGACAATAAAATCCTTACCGAGATTGTAACAGAATTCACAAGCATCTGTCAAGGATGTTGTCTCATATATTGGAATAGATACTGGATCAGATTCATCTTTATCATAGACTTCAAATGTCCTTTCTCCTCCAGGTGATACCTCATATGCAATTTCCAGGATTTCTAAGCTTGGTGCGTAATTACTCATTTGTTCCCTCCGCCTTCACGATAATTGACCTAACCAGGTCCCTGGCCATGTCTTCTTGCCCGTTCTGCAGCCATGCTGCCGCTAGGGCTAGTTTATAATTAATTACTTCTTGTTCAGTCATCTAGCCACCCGTCCTCATCTAAGGCAACAATGATGTCCCGCTCCAACATCCAGTCAAAGACAGACTCGTGGAGGTCCTCTGTCCCGTATTCAAGGCTGAACCCGTTCTTGTCTGCGTCTTCCCAGAACATGTCGAACACATCCTTCTCAGTAAATTTAGAATTAGTTACATATTCTTCACCTGATTCGCCATGGTAATAATCTAATTGGTCCTTGACAATGTCCCATACCCATAGCCAAACCAAGGGAGGAAATGCATTTACTTCTTTGAGCCCGTCAATTAATTTATTTAATTGTACGTATGCGTCATCTCTACGTGTTTGTTCCTGTAGATCTAATTCCATTAGTGCCCGTCCTTTTCGTTTTCTTTGATGATACCTTCTGCAAATGAGATGTCATATGTAAGGCCATAGCATAATACTAGGGCGTCATAGTAACCTTCCCAGTACTTCCGCTCCATGGATTCCATTGCGTCTGAGTAATCGTTTTCTTCCTCAATACGCTGTGCCTCTGTTAGTTCAGCCTCAGCCTCTAACATCCTCATTTTAAGTTCTCCGTGCATGATATCAATACCAGGCACTTTTAAATTCACCATACGCTGTAAACGTTCGTCTAGTGGTGTTGGGTCCGTTTGCATTATTTCTCCTTTAGGTCGACACCAAGTATATCAGCCGCCACTGACAATAAATGCTGGGCGGTCTCAATAGAAGCCTCAGTCTGTAGATAGCCTGCATCATCCTCAGAGTAATATGTCTCCAGGTCCTGCTCCAAGCTGATTATATGTATCTTAATATATTCAATCAGTTGACCAGTTCTACGAATGTATTCTGATTCCATTAGATTCTACCTTCTTCCATTAATCCAATTAAAAAGTCGGCGGCCAACCAAACTTCTTCTTTATCTCTAGAATCAGGTAAAGATTCATGTACATTCAACAAGCCTTCAACCATTTCTTCGATATCTTGTAATTTATAACCTAACATCACGCCTCCTCATCCCATTCAATATAATATTGGTCATCAGGTTTCAAATCATAATGTTGATTAAATCTACCTTTGAGATAATTGCTAGATACCATATCTGCAATTCTCCAATCTGCATATAATTCGCCTTCATCTAAATTGGAATTAATCCATTCTTCTAATAACTGTTCTGCAATTTCTTGCAGTTCAGCGTCAATTACCATTTGGTTTTCATTTTCTAGGAAACTCATACTTCCGCCTTTTCTGTAGTATCCAATAATAACACATGGGTCTGACATTCTTTCATTGCCTCTTCATCTCTCCATGAGCCCTCATTGCAAGATGAGCAGAATTGACCACAGTCATTATCGCAATAATCTAATGTATCTAACGAATCACATGCATAGCATTTAGTTTCATAGTCATAGAGTTCTGTTACCTTACCTCTAACTATTTCTATCTCTCCACCCCAACCTGTCTCTTCTTCGTATTCTAATGTAATAAGAGAGTTCGGAACAAGATGAGATAGTTTCTCCAAAATAGTTACAGCAGGAGACCATGCTGTTTCATATTTATATACAAGCCAATTATCTTCACCCTCTGACTTATATTCAAGTAATTCAGTATTGGAATACTCTTCACCGTCACGAACAGCAACATCCCATTTGGTTCCCCAGTTGGAATTATTCCATGAATACCAATCCTTTTGGGTCTTGGCATGCTCGACAGATTTGATAAACCAATCAGGGTCATTCATATCGATATTGCCACGGTCAGGTTGGCAGGCATATTCCTCATCAGTAATTCCCTCATCCTTATATGAATGAATGTTGAAGAATGCAAATACAGGATTGCTATATGTCACCTGCTCAATTTTGGTGGGGAATCCTGAAAGACTAATATCTCCCATACCAAATGTCTCTTGTGCTAATGTAAATGGACGATTTAATCTATCCTTGATATAATCAATTTCAGACTTAGGTCCTTGAATTGTTACTGTGTTATATACCCAATTTGGCATATTATTTCCTTTCGCTTAGGTTCCTATTATATAATCCACCACTGACATTTGTCTATATGATGTGAGTCACATGGATCTGACAGCTTGTCCTATATGTCCGAATTTCCAGGGAATTTTATTGACAAACGTAAAAGAGATATGCTACCCTCACCAGCTGAGGGCAAAGCAAGATCCCCCCAGGAAAGCTACTGAGGGGATCTAAATAAGTAGGGCTGCTAGCCAAACGAAAGGAATTTAAGTAAATGCTGCATTACTTAGCGACTTGGCCAAACGCCTATTAGCCGCACCCTACTACTCAATGAACAGGCCACGAGGACCTGTTCATATTATAGCATATTTAGTTGACTAGCATTCCTTCGAGTGCATACTTCTCACAGAATGTCGAAAGGTCCATTGTGAATAATGCCTCGTTCTTCATGCCATTGACTTTGTTAACCGTGTTACGACGGTCATCCTCTTCATGAAGACTGAATGTCTGTTGCTCCCAATCAATGATAGCAATCTTGTGCTCATTGTCTGAGATTTCATTGACATGCAGGCCAAAGCCAGTCTCCGCATTCCAATCATCCTTAATAATTTGGCTGATTGCGATACGTGTTGCATATGCTGGGTCATTCCAACGTGGACGAGCAGCGATGACGGCATCCGCTAGTTTGCCTAACATCTGATATCCTGCCCAGTGTCCGTATAGTACAATTGTGTTTCCATTCGGTTGTACAAATCCGAAGTTTGCTCTATCTCCCACCGTTTATACCTCTTCCTTTTCTAGTTGTGGTGCTTCTTCTTTCTTGTTTAATTCTACTATTTCATATGAGACCTTGTCAAGGGCCTCTTTATTTTTATTAAAATGATGGCCACAGAAAGCTAATTCTCCGTCCATTAATTTAATTAAATACATAGCTTGGGCGGAACCACATTGGTCACAGCCAATCCATTTATTAATATCCTCAGAGGTCATAATCCACCGTCCCAAATTCGATCCTGTCAGCGATATCATCATATGCTTGTCCCTCATCAGATGATTCAGCCCATAATCTAATATTGGCAATAATAACCTCACGGGCAAACTTGACACCGTCTTCAAAACCGTCTTGGTAATCCATATCTATCTCCTAATATAACCTGTTGGTTCATATTCAGATACATAAGTCTCTTTTAGATTATATGTATCTCGTATTGAACTTACTTTCTCAATACTACCAGTTCCGATATTGAATGTCAATGGTCTAATCAACTCAGGGTCTAAGCCCATCATTTCTGCAGACCAGAAAGCCCTTTGCAGGGCAATCTGATTTGGAGCAGTCAACTCAAAATACATTAGGACCAACTCACATCTGCGTCTTCGACGTCGAATGATTCAATGCATACGTCTCCGTGCCAAGAATCAATAGAAAGATTATCTTGCAAGAAATACTTTGCGTCGAAATCTTCTACCTCTTCTAGAGGAATGTCGTAAGATACTTCTACATTTACTTGTGCAGTAATTGTAACTGTTTGCTTTGG